AGACTTCCTTTGTATCCGCAAGAGAAACAATTAAATATACCCAATACCTTATCAACACGCATACTGGGGTTTCTATCTTCATGTTCGGGATTAAGGCATTTTATTAGAAAGTCTTGTCCAGACTCTCTGTATTCAAGAGACCTTTCAATTAAAACCTGCTCTACTTCACTCATCCGTGTAGTGCCTTATGAATATCATCTTCTTCTGGATCTTCTCCATCTTCAGGTATAATTATAGAATTAGGGCCTATCTTTAGGCTACTCCAATTCATCTCTGAGGCAAACTCAACATTGTCATCCCCACTACGCATCTTTGTACATATGAACTTCATATAGGGATTTTCCTCATCCTTAGAGGACTCAAGGGTAAAAGCAGCATCAGGAGAGTCAAGAACACCTTTTGCAAACCTGGCCTCTCCAGTAGCATCAATCTGGTATGGTGATACAACCAGAACTCCATAATCTTGTGCGAAGGCTTTCAATGCTTTACTTACTTCTATCTGCTCTGTCCAGTCGTATTGTCCCATACGATTATTATTGAAACCCCTTTTAACTTGGTTTACATAATCTACAATAACTACTTTAGGCTCTAGCACTGCTACTTTCTTGTCTAATTCCTTTCTAATATTAGCCAGAGTTAGAGAAGGTTCGTATATAATATCTACCTGAGCTGGTCTTAGTGGTCTTTTTATAAGCTCTTCATGAAGTTCATCAAAGGCTCTTCTACCCTTAGAATTACTCCATCTTTTATATACTTCTTCACCCTCTTCAAATCTGTTAGACCACCACTTTGCTACTTGTAGCTGCTCTCCCATACTAAGATTATTGTTTTCTATTGCTTTAGCAGATATTCCGGTAGAGATAGCGCATGTTCTTTGCATGATTTCCCTTGCACTCATCTCAATCGTAAAGTACATAACAGAAGATCCAGAATCGTAAATAGTAGATGCTATATTAGCGCATACTAGAGACTTACCCTGCCCCCTCTTACCACCAATCATTAGGTAGTCTTCAGGACCGAATCTCTCCATAGAATCATAATCGGTATTTAGTCCTAGAGGAACTACATTTTCCATATATTCTTCTGGATAAAATAATTCCATACGCTGCATACTTTCCGTGCTTCCCTTTATGTCAACCTTATCTTCAACACGTAAAATAATATTTTGCAAACTATCTAAATTTTCTTTTGCAGACTCCATAGCAATAGAGTTTTCTAGGTAGTTTTCCAACTCTCCCATAATCTCTAGTTGCGTAAATTCATTTTTCAGATACTCTAATAGGGTGGGGTTATCAACCTCCACACTATCTACATTTTGTAAAGCTAGTAATTTTTCTCTAAGGGATGAGTCTCTGACGGATAATTGAACAGCCTCAAACGTGGGAAGTTCTCTAAACTCTTCGATGTACTTGTTTAGATATGACCAGATTGGCTGATATTCTGTGGGAAGATAATGTTTATGCAGGTCGCCCCAAGTATCCAAATCACTATCAGTGATTATTGATTTTAGAAGGATACTTGCTAGATTCACCAATTGACTCCGTAATAAACTTTAGACGAGGAAAAGCCAGAGGAGCAAAAACTCCTCTGGCCGATTATAAACGACAGGGACTAGCCAGCAGCTTTTGCTTGCTTGGCAGCTCCATCGTAATTCGCAGCAGTCAAGCCACGACGCGTAAGCATCGTCTTGACACCACGAACAGTCTTACCAATTTGATCTGCAATTTCTTCTACAGACAAACCAGATACATCGACGCCCTCAAGAGGGTCAGTCTTTGCAGAAGCACGGCTTTCACGCTGTGCTGGGATAGAAGCAATCTGACCACTTCGCAGCATAGACAGAGCCTTACCACGAATTTGATTGATTGTCTTGCCGAGAGCTTCAGCAATATCTTCTAGGTAAGAACCATTAGCAGCCATAGAAGCTACCGTTGCTTCTTCTTCTTCGGTAAAGCTACGAACAACTTCACGTTGAGGTGCAGGCTTTACATGCTCATGCAGTTGCATAGAGAGGATCTTGCCTTGGATTTGCTTCGCATTGAAGTCTCCAGGAAAAGCCTCTGCAATTTGAGCATAAGTAAAGTTACCGCTGTTATCTTCAACAAAGCCACGGAGAGTATTCTCTTGCTCCTCTGTGAAAGTTTTAGATGCAACAGTGGCAGAAGATTCTACTTCAAAACCTTCTTTTCGCAGTTTAGCAGCTACAGAACGAACAGTCGTCTCAAGCTGTTCTGCTGCTTCTGAAACAGTATCTTGAGATACTGGAGACTCACTTCCAACAAAATCACGCAGGCTTGCAGTGCGCTCGTCGGTCCACTTAGGTAATGCCATGTTATTTCCTATAATAATTGGTTAATATTTGTAACGATAGAGACACCCCTGTCTCTAGCTTTTCTTGTTTTGGAAGACTCTGTACCGCTCTCGTTTATAAGTATTGTTACTTCTTTAGTGAGGCTAGATACCACTCTGTAACCGCTTTTAACGAGTACTCGTTCAGCTTCTCCCTTAGTTTTAAAGGACTTTAGTCGTCCAGATATGCACACAACTTTCTCACTAGTGTTGGGCATAAAATCTTCTGACACATTGAAGTCAAATGGAAGTAAATGCTCGAAGTCCGTAAAGCTAAAATTATACCAATCCATTAAAGATTCTGTAGCTTTTGGCCCTAATCCAGCATGTAAACACACAGGTTCATTTATGTCAAAAATGCTTTCAATCACTCCGCACAGTTTAGCTGTTGCGGTTTTCCCTATTAGTGGTATTGATAATGCGGGGAGCACTTCCTCTAACGGGGCAGACTTTGATTTCTCAATTTCCTCTAATAGCTTGGTAGCCATTATCTCGGAGTTCAATGCCTCTGACACTACATCGAATGTTAAATCATATATATCTAAAATACTACTAATATTTAACTTCTGTATAGTCGCAGGTCCGAACCCTTTGATTTTGAGAGTCTTTGTGAAATGTTCAATCCTCTTTTGATTCTTTGCAGAACACAAAGAATTGTGGCAATAAAGAATATCATTCTCCCAGCTTAAATCCTCTCCGCAGGAAGGACAATGACTTGGAGGTAAGATTTTCATATATTTTATTTCCCTAACGATTGAATGTATATTATACGGCTATTGACCAAAAAAGTCAAGAATTATTTTTTCTTTGGTATAGCTGCGATAATTTCTTTTCTGATTTCAAATAGTTCTGTATACCCTCCAAACTTTCTTTTAGGGGTATACTTGTATTCTTTGAACTGCTCATGAAGTGCTTGCTCTATCTTCCAGACATTATATATAGTGTCTGCGTAGGTTCTTTGTATTCTAATGTCATATCCTGTAAATCCTACAGATCTCTTTACAACATTTTTCCAGGTTGTGCCAGAAGCTATACCTATTTTTAGGCACTCTCTACTCATAGTCTCTCTGTCTACTAGAACTACGCAGTACAAAACTCCGGGTTTATTGGCCTCTTCTGGGTTAGCCTCAAACCACTTTCTACTATACATTATCGGGAAACTGTATAATGACTGCACTAGACTGTTTTTTTGGTTCTTCACTATCACCGTATTCTTGCCCAAACTCGTCATTACCCTCTATTAAAACCTGTATAGCGTCAGCCCATCCCTCTAGCACCATCAATCTTGTTTCTGGTTTTATATTCCAGAACCTATCCTCTACTCCCAGTACTGGATTATAAAACAGGTCATTGTCGTCTAAAAGTCCAAGCCACCCTAGTTTTACCCTATCGTCGTCTTCTCTATCCATTTTGCTGCCTAAATTGAGCCTCTAGATTCTGTAAATTATTTTTATGGGTTTTTACTATATACCTGAGAACTGGCCTGACTTTATCATCAGATAGCTCTGATACCGTATAATGACCGGCTAAAAGTCTATCTAATACTACCCTTGTTTCTTGCTTATTCATACTCTGCGAACTACTCTTGGTATTATTTCACCAGACCTGATTACTTCCACACTACATCCAAGTTCCAGACCTAATTCCTCTATATACCGTAAATTATGTAGAGTAGCTCTCGATACTGTAGCATCTCCAATCAATACTGGTTTTAGTATTGCCACTGGAGCAACTACACCTGATTTACCTACTTGCCACACAACATCTTCCAAGGTAGTAACTACTCCGACCTGCTTCTCTTTAAAAGCATAGGCACCTCTAGGGTGATGAGATGTATAACCTTTATCATTGAAATCGTGATTGTAATCTTCTCTGAAGACTAAACCATCGTGAGGGAATTGATCCCAATCGCTATCAATAACTGTATTAAATCCTTGTAGCCTGAGAGACAACATATCCTCAGACCAAAAACTATCTAAGTCAAAAAGAGAAATTCCATAAGCAATAAATGTCAAATCTCTCTTAGCAAACTCATCACTATCCTTTAATCCCAGAGAACCGGCAGCATAGTTTCGGGCATTTTTAATCTCCTTGGGTGCTACTACTTCTCCAGTAATCTGGAATATTCTTTTATTAGAATTAATTATTTTTGGAAAGTCTAGTCTGCGAACATTTTCTGTAATGTCTTTACCTTTCTTTCCATCCCCTCTTGTAAGAGCGTAGGCAAAGTGACCCTCTACATAGTAGAGGGCCACCGCCGCGCCGTCCAGTTTAGGACTTACTACAACAGAGGAAAGTTGTGGGGGTGTATCTCCTTCATATACTTTCTGAAGGCTATACATTGGAAACTCGTGAGGCACATCACCGTCCATATATCCAACTGGGTCGTAACGACACTCAGCACACAGTATATCGAACGAGGCATCACTTATAATAGGGTTGCCTTCGTAATATGCCTTAGAACATTTATCTAAAAATTCTTTCAAAGATTTTCTCTAATTTATGATTGTGTATATTATAAGACATTCTGCTAAAAATGTCAAGAATTAATTAGGTCTCCAAAATATTCGTTTATAATTTCTTCGCTCTCAGCTTGAGACATGATCGAACATAAAGAGGAAAATAGCTTTCTTACTGAATCAATATCCAGTTCTAATGCTATGCCTTTAGGTGTAGGTTGCCATTCCTCATCAAATGTTAGAAAATACTCTCGCAAATGTAAATACTCCTTTCCTCTAAACTCATTTACTGTTAGTCTGACTTGGGAATATTCTTCTTCCCTGATAATGTATGATAATTCTTCCACTTCTCTAATCCTTATTCT